AGCTTATCGATTATCCAATTTAGACATCTCAACTCTGCTCTATATAAATCTGACCTTGTTAGATTTTCATCTTTTACATCCATCCCATCTCAATACAGGATTTTTCCAGCAAGAGCTTTTTGCCTCTCCTTTACCACCTTTACAAGTTCCTCCCATCATTTAGTTTTTAGAAGGTCTTTAATTGGTATCATTTTCTCTGTCATTATTGCATATTAGAATTTAAATTAACTGTATCTCTCGTTATTAACTCATCCCTACTTGGTTGTCATTGGGACATCATTATATTTGCCGCACTATTTGCTACTGGGTTATTCATTCAAGGCATTTGTGGGTCTTCTCACAACTCCAATAGAATTCATTGTAGCTTTTGTAATATTTTCTCTTTCAAATCCCCATCTTCTGCTTTCTGCATATACAACCATACCGTATAAAAATCTATATCTGTTCTCTTGAATAAACTCTTTGGCTCATATCATAGATTTACATCATCAACATAACTCATTGCTAATCTTTCCTGTGGTGTATAACTTAATATTGAATTGATAGTATTTGGTTTCAATCAAATAGCTCTTAAATATAGCCTCTTGAATATCGCTTTATTCACAGGTTTGATATCTGGGTCCTGTGTTATAATTGGATAGAGTGCCATAAGATTAGCCTTATCTTTTTCATTTATAGCATTGATATCTTCGCTTGCTCATACCATAATGTATGGCATTTGCTTTGTAATAAACTGGTCTTTCTCTAATGATTGTCCTGTCCATTCAAAATCAGCATTTAATAATACCCACTTCTTTTTCCCCTCTGGGAAGTTCTCCAGATATCATCTCCATCGTTGGAAATAATAATCTCTATAGAACCATTGCTTGATAGTATTCTTCAATGATAACTGCATATTAGCATTAGCTTGTAATTGTTGTGCCTCTGCTTTTGTCATTGATTTATCTGGCATTATTCATTGCTGTAATGAGTCTATCTTACTATCATATTTAGCCTCATTCTCTAACCAACTCATCATATTCCATACATCAGTATGAATTTGGCTCTGTGGCAACTCATACATAGCATTTTGAATTGGCTGAGTTCCTATTTCATTCTCATCTATGAATAATAACCTCTGGTCAAATGTTTTTTTCTGTAATTCCTCCTTATTTTTAATCAATCTACTATTAACTAAGAAATCTCATCAAGTAGCTTCTCTCTTAGCTTTCATAAGTGATAGGTTAGCTAAGATAGATTTAGCATTTTGTTTATCTTCTATCTTATCACATAGACTTGTTCCAAATGGATTTCATCTCGTAGGAGAGAAATAATTCAATATTACAGGTCGTGGGATAAGAGTTTCATCTAACTTCTCCTCTTTCGTTACTGGTTGAAGTTTCTCTTGGTAGAATATTTCACTCATATCTGAACTACATACGAACTTCCATTTTTTACCATCCACTATTGTGTAATGAGTATAGATGTCCAATGCGAAATTATCTTCTATCTCATCAACCATAATTGGTCAAGTCCCTGCTTTGTTCTGATAAGCTAATCTATTCAGATTCTCCTCCATATTATATTGCTTAGCAAACCATCTATTGATAGCATTCTTATCATATTTATCTTTTACATCGTGGATATTTGTTAGCATACAGAAACCGTGAAATCTGTAATTCTTCCCATCAAACTGTCCTGTTTGTGTTGGTAATGGGTCTGGTATCCAAGATAATGGATTTATACATCTCCAAGTATTACATAGAGTATCCTTATCAAATCCTGTTTTGTTTAGTATTCATACTCCGAAGAATAAACTATCTTGTTCTACTTGATATTTTAATTGTTGCATAGCTCACTCTCTCTCGTCAAATTCAGCAACAGCATTTAAGTTCTGTGCTTCTTCTTCTCATACCCATCCTGTTCTTGATATGAATTTACATTTTGGTCAATTAGTAAAGAACGAAGCTATAAGAGTATCCATATAATTTCATATCATATCTATATTGATAATCTTTGCTGATTTTGGAGATTGTGGGTTCCACTTCATAATCCTATCCCTGTATCTTATTCTAACAGTTCTTACATAGTTTAATCATAATGCATATTCTCTCTGTATCTGAACAAGTATTGCTGATTTATCCATTGATTAGTATGTAATATAAATTCAACTGGTATTATATTCTGAAAATTCAAAATTCAACTTTTTTTAATATAACATATCATCAAAATTTATCGTTATAACATCTGTATGAGTTATTGGTGAACTACTCTGTTTCAATTCCCAATACATTCTCATCATTATGGCATCTGCATAGTCTGGTGAATGCCCCAATCTCTTTTTCATATCCTCCTTACTTTCTAATTTTATTTTATTCTCTCAATCTACATCTTTGATTAAGATATTATCTAACTCATTCTGAATTCTCTCCATTGTTTCTCAACTTGCGTCAATATGCACCATCCTTTTCTCTATCAAATATTTCAATTTAAAGTAGCATTGAGTTTTTAAGTTAGCATAATTTCTAATCTCATCTCCTTGTAATATTGGAGAGCTGTTATTTACAAAATTAACACATCATCTTAATTGGTCTGCTACTCATCATCATACTCAATCACTATCTATACAAATATTACTTCTCCTACAATTATAATAACTCTCTAAATCTTTTATTACTGCTACAGTTTGGTCTGTTGTTTGTCATTGATATACTCTTACCTCTTTCCCTCTTAATCATTTCCATACCACTATCACAGTTTTATCTTCTCATAACCTTGCTACATCACAACTAATATATGTGGTGTTATCTTCCTCTATATTACAAGTAAATAAATCTGAAATCTCATCCCATCTGAATAGCTTTCATGGTGTATCATCATAATCAAAGTTCCCATACAATAATCTTTGCTTAGTTATTTCATCACTCCTCTCCAACTGTTGGATATAGTTTTCTGATATGTAAGGATTATCTCATACTGTTGCTCTTACGAATTTCCTATATGGTGGTAATGTTCAATCTTTCCAAGGTTTGTAGTAATCATTATAAACATGTCATTTGTTAGGATTGAAACACTCCAAGAACTTTGGACATACATTCTTTTCTACTCATCATATAACAAATGTGTTCTGTCTTCAGATACGAGTTTTTAGTTTAGCTATACCATTGGCATCAACCTCATTTGCTTCATCTACAAATGCTCAAGTTAATTCTAATGAACCAAATCTAGTCCATTCTGTATCAGAAGTTTGTGTGGCACAATCTAATAATATTATTTCACTTCAGTTAGCGAACTTAATTGTATTAGTTTGTCCATTCATTACTCATCGTTGGTCTTTTGGAATTTTATAATACTGCAACATTTTATAATATGTTGCTAATGTTGTTCTTCTTAAATTGATAAGCTCTTTTCTTCACATAACCCATCTACTTCATGGTAAGTTCATACAAGCTGACCAGATGGCAAAAACTCATAACCAAGTCTTTGCTCATCCAGCTGCTCATCAAAATCAAATTTCAGTAGTGGTATCATCGTGCCAATACTTTAAAGCCTCTCATTGTTTCTCTGTTGGATAGAAATATACCTCCATTTTCTACTTTCTTTTAAAACTGATTTTCTTTTTAAGAGGTTTCTCATCTTTAACCTCTACTTTTATCACTTCCTCCTTTTTCTCCTCTTTATTTTCTTCTGGGAGCATTGTAAGAAGTTGTTTTAACCACTCAATCATTAGAATAGATTTTACTGAACTTGTCCATTCTAACTCTTGGATTTTCTTTTCGATTTCTTCTCTCATCCTGTAGTTTGTTTAGATATAAAAAAGCTATGTAATTCTGACACCAATTTCTCTATCTCAATAAATTGGACTTCTGAAAATGGTTTGCAGATTACTTCCAATTGATTTGCTATTTCTTCCCATTTATTTGTTCAAAAATACATCTTAACTAATTCTGGTTTTCCCTCCTTGATAAAGTTTATACATAACTGTAAATCAGATTTCAGATTTGTATAAATCTTCTTTACTGTCATCTTTGGTATTTCCCTCTCTTTCATTGGTATCTATCATTAAATGTATCTAAAGCTTCTATTTTATCTGCAATAAAGTTATGGAACTCCTGTAAATTGAAATCTTCATACTTTGGCATTTCTCATTCTTCGTTATACTCTTGTAGTGCCATAAACTCACAGAGAACCAACTCAGCATTTTTATACTCTATCTGTTTGACTGAGATGGTACTTCTTTTCATCTCTTGACATTTTCTTAGAAATAAAATTCCAGACCATTTTTACTTTTCATTTCCCCTACGGGGCAATCTTCTCTTTTACCAATTCTGAACTATAAGACATCATTTTTATCATCTTTTTTGTTGTCAATAGGATTTCCTCATAACACTATATGAATTCACTCTATTCTATCTATATTCGTGTTCTCATTCTTGGCATAAGAGTTAGGTAATCACATCTCTGTTCTTAATATCTTTATAGCTCTTTCCATATCTGCCATATCTAAATCATTTCCCATCATCTTTTGAATAACTTTTACTACTGCATTCTTCTTAGCAATAGTTAGCTGTTCCATTGGTAGCTCTAACTCTTTAGCCTGTTTAGTTATCGCATTTTGAGTAGCTTTTGCCAAAATCTTTTCTTTTAATTTTTGTTTCTCTTTCGCCCATCATTTAGTTCTTGTAGCCCATCAAGAGTTATATATCAATCATTTATCTATGATAAATCATTTAACTTCATCAAAATCTGACTGCATAAATTCCATCTTAATTTTATTGTAATCGTACTTCTGTTTAGGCATTTGAATTGGTTAATCTTAAATTACAACAATCATCTGGATTATAATTGAAATGTTCTTTCCAATATTTGTAGTGGCTATCAACATCTTCACACACACTTATCTCTTTCTTTTTGATTTTACTTAGTAGTTGGATTTTCTTTTCTAATGGTAAGTGCATATATCATCATTCAGAATAAGTCCAATCTGAATAGTCTATATTGAACCATTTCTTTATCCAATGATTAACTCTTAGGAATTCCACAATTATCTTATCGCATTTAATATCATTGATTTTATTTATCTCTACATACTGTGGAATATATGGAGATAATCTTATCTGAACATCGTATCATAATTTCCATAACTTCTCTACTGCTTTTATTCTATCACTCATTCTTGTAGCATGTTCATATGTAGCTCATAACTCATCGTTAGTTGAGGTAATTGTTATTTGTATATGAGCTAAATCTTTATCTAACACTTCTATATATTCATCACTAGCTACTAAATCAGATTTCGTTACAATTAAATATCATTTCCTACATTTGTTAAATGCTTTCAGCACATTGTAAGTTATCTTATGAACTTTCTCTACTGGTTGGAAGCAATCAGTCATTCATCATAACCTTGTTATCTGGTCTTTGGGGATTTCAGTAGCTATTATCTTATAAGCAGTTTTCAAATCTATGAATTTTGGATTATTCGGATGTCGTAATCCTCTAAAATCTAATAAAGCTCTTGCATAACAATAGGAACAGTTATGAGAACATCATTGTCAATAAGTATCTAATCTTGTAGGATATAAACACTTACTTCATTCTCATCATCATACCGTATTATACAATGCTCAAAACTTTTTGATTTCTGTCATTACTTATAGTTAGTATATCATAAATCAGTTAAGTCTTTCTTTAATAACTCTAGTTCTCATTCATCTTTTACATATACAATTAGTTGTAATTTACTTTCTCCTCATCATACTCAGAAACCATCTTCATAATCTTCTGGATTGAATTCTGGTGCATCAAATTCTGGAAATAAATCACTTACGCTTAATTGTAATTCCCCCATACTTAAGTCTCATAGACTATCTAATTCTAATTTTAGATTTGCTAAGTCCCATTCACTCTCATTTAATTTGTTATCCAATATTCTGAATTTCTTAATCTGCTCATCAGTTAAATCATCTGCTATGATACAAGGGACTTTCTTTAATCATAACTTCTTAGCTCATTCTAATCTACCATGTCAATTGACTATGATATTATTTTTATCCAACACTATTGGATTTTTAAATCAGAACTCTTTGATAGAATTTGCTATTCTATTTACTTGAGTTTCATCGTGGATTTTGTTATTCCATTCATATGGGATTATCTTATCCACATCTACTTCTACAATTTGCATTTGATATTTAATTAAGAACTAAAGCCGATATTCCATTCATTTAGCCTGATGGAGTTTTGTTATGTAATCATTGAACTTCTCCCATTGTTTTTTACTCTCTCATATCTTCCAAGTTCAACTTTTCTTAGCTGGGTCTAATCAGAATTTTTGTCTATACTCTTGTGCTGTATATTTATACCATCATCAGTTTCTGAATATTGTGAATTGGTTATATTTTCCACCTTGTAGCCAACTGGTACTATCTACACTATAAAATGGATACTTTATTAAATGGCTCATACTTGTTATCCCAAATCAATGTATCTTAGTTTTATGCTTAATAGCTGTGGCAAAACTCTTTCATAGATAATACTCTTTCTGTTTGGGGGATAATCATAATCAGGCTACTCATCATAATGCTATGTAATCATATCTCTCGCAATACTCCTCTAATAGCTTTACATTTCATTCTTTTAAATCTGACCAGTGATATACAGGGAGTATTTTCTGTTTAGTTTCTTGCTCTAAGAACTTTTGGTTATTCAATGTTTCCTCTACTGAACTTGTATCCATATTTGCTATTACATTGAACATTCACTTATATTGGTTAATGAAGTTAGCATAATCCATAACTGATAACTCTAATCATCTTATCCTTATGCTGTATCATCAACTATCAAGAAATCTATCTTTGATAAATCAGATATTCTCTTTTACTGTTTTAGATTTTTGTAATTCTGGAAATGCTACTAAACCATACTCACAAGAGTAATCTCAATACTGTTGGAGTTTCTTCTGCATAGTTTTAATTCCAGAAAGATAGATTTTCATTAAAATCATTCGCTTACTAAAACACTCCAAGGAGTTAATCTTATATCATCTAAATATACTTCAACCTCTAATGCTTTTGGATTAGCACTATCTTTTATCTCATGAAATATAACATCAGCAATATCCTCTATTGCTAAATTAGAATTCCATTTTTCAAAATACTCTCTATATGAGCAAATATCTATCACTTTCTCGTTTGGGATATATCTTACTTTGACATTTACTGCCTCTGATATCCCCGTCACCACACATACATTTGTGAATGGTTTAATTTTCTCAAATGTAATTACTTTAGGAAGTCAGTTATGTTCTAATGTTTTCATTCTATTTTAATTATAATCTAAAACATCTTCCATTCAGTTATCTCTGAATGCTTCTAATCTCTCTACACAAGTTCAACATTTACCACAAGGTTTTTCTCCTCATTTATAACAACTCCAAGTAAGAGAGAAATCCACATCTAAATCCTTTCAGATTTTTACTATATCTGA